CCCGTGAAAGAATAGATAATAGAATGTGCGGGAGTAGCAGGAGAGAACAGGGAAACTCTCTAAGTTGTTTTATAGTGATTTATAACATGAACTAATGAATCTCGGTTTATTTCCGTGAATCGTACTTAGTCTCGAAACAATAGAACAATAACGAGGCAAGAAGGGAAAACGACCTCCAAATGATGTATTACTTCACAATCACCGTCTTAGGGTGGTGCTTTTCATAATCTGCAATGATAATCAGATAAGTGGCTGACTGCCGAGGGGGTATTCGGTATCAGATGCTTACCATCATTGGAAGAAGCGCCTATGCAACGCATAAATCACAAACGATTAAATTGGAACCCAACTAACAAGTTCAAGTTTGATGTTTGATCACGACAGCCCTGTGCTCAAGTGATCTGCTCAATTTTACGTCGATAGCTGGACGAAGTCAATGGAAAGAGCAACAAGATCACAATCCATTGATGATGTAAACTCAATTTAACGTCGAGAGTTAGACGATCTAGGCTAATAAAAATAAAATTTGTTTATGGTTTGCCTCATTGGGCATCCTTCGCGGACTTTACTAGTTTTCCTTCTAGCCTGTAATAATAACAGGATTTCTAACTAAGAACAAAAATTATTAACCTTAAGCAATGGTTCCGGTGTTAGGAATCCGTTGCTTACGACGCCGTTGTTTAGGGCGTCGAGCATCAGGCTGCGTAGCAGGAGCAGCGGGTGCACGAGCAGGTGCACGCCTACGAGGGCGTTTTGCACGAGCTGGGGCAACTGCATTCTCTACTGCGGCTTCACGAACGGCTAAGTTGTTAACACGTTGCGTGAGAGCTTTAACGACGCCACCTTTCTTGTCGCGTTTAACGGTTTTATTACCGTTGGATTGACGTTCGGTCACTTCATTGGTCACCTCCTTCAGCAAAGTTGAACCAAGAGTTTTTAGGCCTTGTAAGGCCACTTTACCAATAACGCCCCAAAAATTATACATAGCGGGCATACAATCTTTAAGGTCGTAGAAACCATCCATGAGCATCTGCATTGCCTCTAAGGATGGTTTTGGTGAAAGCTGCATCATACCTGCCCAGGCCGAACGATTGGCAGGTTGAATCTCGAGTCCTATATATGTTTTGATGGCTATGATCTCAGAAGCGATCTCAGCCGAGACATTCAAATTAAGGGATATACCCTTATAATGAATCCAAGCGAAGGTCATATCTTTAGACCAAAGTGTGTCTTTCAAAGTTGGAACGCTGGCATTAGGCGTATCAATAGGTGCAGTATCGAGAAAGGGGACTTGATGAGGTATCCCCACGGCGTCAATCCAATAAGTGGTACAATTGTACAACCCTTTATTGACTGGGACGCCGGCGCCGGCATTAGTGTTGGTGGCAGCTAACCACTCAGGTGCAACGGTGTTGAGTCGCTGTACAGTAAATGTACCTTCCATCGCTTTACCGGCATAAGAGCGTTGGGATTGCATCATGATTTGGGACATGGATGGAATAAATGAATCCGTGTTACCTACACTGGCGGCTTCACCGCTGTTGTTAAAATTTAGCAGTTGAAAGCTGGTGTTCGGATCCAAATCAAGGATGTCGGTTTTTAAACCGAGCATGTCAGCAATGTCAGTGCGAATTGATAAAGGCACCCTAGCCCAACTAGTGAGCTGATCATCACTGGCAGCAGTGCTTTTAAGGACTTTACAACGTTTATCTCGAACGAGCGTAGGTATCAACTTGCGAAACAGATCTGAATGTGTCTCAGCAAGTGATAACAAAGTGCCGGAGAAAAGTATGTTTGGGTTGAATTGACAACCAGAAACCATACCAACGTTGTTAAACATAGTAGCATTCAAATATGTAGTTGTGCTACGATAGGCAGGCCGATATAAATTGGCATCGTTGTACCAATTACTCCAATTGTAAGTATCTACGATACCTACATTGGCGAGATCTTGATACCAGATGCCAGTAGTGGCATCACGAACAAAACCAATATATTTAACACGACCACCGTTTGGAATGAGAAAAGCATACTCACTCCAAGCGGGCAATAGCTGAACGGTGATGCCGTTAGCTAATGTTGTTGGTGGGTTAAGTAAATCTATACCGCGCCACTCAGTAACAACTTGAGTGCGTGCATCGTTGGTGGGCATACCTTCGTAATTAGATATTGCGGAAGGTGGGTGTAGAGTTTTCTTAACAAATGCGCTCGTAACGGAAGGAGCGGCTTTAGCGACAGTTTGTGCTTCAGATTCCGATACTCGCTGAAACATATCGGGATCGATGGAATTTGGGGCTGAATGAGCCATAATAACAGAAACAATAATAAAGAATAAACTTTTAAAAATTTTATAATTAATAATTAATACTAACAGGCCACGTTAGATATTTTTCTAACTACTTTAAACTATTAACATACTATATACATATAACCAATCTACTTAATACTTGTACTTACTCTTAGTGATTGGTGCCTGATTTTCTTTAATCGGCATAATTGTAAATTCCTCTTCAGGAATACTCTCATATTCGAGTTTATCTCGGATGTACACGAGACAATCGATCATAGTCAGAACATCCTGAGTGGAGATGTTGAGACCAGCAGCTTGATAATAAAGTGCTGCTACTTGTGCGCCATCTTGCAACGCTTCTTCATTCTCGATAACAGTGAGACAGTCAGTTACACTTTTCTTCATTTCTACCCAATCGACTTTAGTGGTGTAAACTTTAGATACCCATCTGCTTAACCTCCTGATAACATCAGGGAAGAACCCGTGCAACGTAATGATGTTGGCAATGTATTCAGGTATCCTTTGAGGACTCCTTTTTAATTTGAGACCAAATGCATCGACCAAAGCTGTTTCGCCAATAACATTCGGTTCCAAACCGCCGATAGTGAACATCATAGAATCATCACCTTTAAAACCAGCTCTCTCCAAAACAAATTTAAAGCAAGCACCCATGCTAGACATAGTGTAGCGAGTGTTACTGTTGAGGGTCAAAATTTGTCCGGAATGTTGCATAGCTTCGCCATACAACCAAGTATGGAAAAGCTGCCCAAATTCTGTTGAAAGAGCATGGAGTTGCCAATTCATTCTGGCTTGCAAATACCCCTGTGCCACGTCTTCTGGCATACCGATTCTCCTGAACAAATTGTATTCATCCAAGATGCCTTTTTCTTCTTGGCTACTGTCAAACTCAGTGTAATCACCGCCTTCTTTAACAATATGCACACTGTCGAGAACGACAGGAGCAGCCCAAAAACGGGCCAATTCCACATCAGATTCACCATAAGATATTTGCACGTTGTCAAGTACAAACTCAGGCAAGACAGCAGCAAAATGGTATGCTATCGAGGAATAAACAACATTCCTGAGCTTCGACCAGGCAGAAACACCTTGGCCGGCTTTAAACAGAATGTCATAATTCACATCCCTGATCTCTTTGGGTTGTGCTTTAAGGTGGAATTGAACAGTATCATGGTAACTGCTCTCAAATGGTTCTTCCAGATCTCTAACTTTATGAGTGCCACCAAACAACATTGAATCTATCAACCTTGAGACTATATGATCACTCTTAGTAGGTGATTTCTTATTGAAGTCAGGGCTTTTCTTAAGCCCCATTGTAGATGATCGAGTTTGTGCGAATATGCCAGCAGTAACACGCTGATTAACATTTTCGTCCTGAACGTATTGGTTTAAATCGTCATTGTCAACTCCACAATATAGTTTGGTGAAACTGTAGTTGGTTTTAACCAACTCTGCATATATATCAGTGAATTTATCTTGAAACTTTCTATTGAGTTCACGTAAGTATTTAGTCACTGCTACAAACATTTTATCGGGGGTGAACTGCTTGCGAACTTGCTTATCCCAACCCGGTTTCATGAATTTATCGAAACCTTTGCTGTACCACTCCGTGGCAGCCGATGGGACCTTAACGCCTTTTCTGGTGTACCTTTTGAGTAAAGTATCCACCATCAATTTATTGTTCTTAGCATGGTAAAATCTGTTATAACCACGCCTAGCAAATCTCTTTCCTCTCAATTTTATGATGCTGTTGTTAATATTCATTGGGTTTGTTTTGAATTTTTCATCATTTGCGTTGTTGACTATGATGTCGTTTTTGTAATCTAACACCTTAGTGTAAGGGTCATTAGCGGGTATGAATACACGATCGAGTATATCCAGGCCCGCTTCAAGTGGTGTATTACCAGTAAGTGTCAATATGCCGCATTTTGCCATTGGTGTAATTTCTTTATTCTCCATTGTAACAGTGGAGTGTGGCACAATATTTTTTGATAGTAGTGCGAATTCTATGTTCGACCCTAATATAGTAAAATATTGTTTGATTTCAGTTGCGTCTCCATGAAAATAAATCCTATGGGTTGCTCTTGAAATTGCAGTATAAACGTGACGAACTTGATCTTTGGTTAATTTGGTGACATCGGGTGTATAGATATGCACAGTGTGATATGTGCTACCCTGACACGCACCGACTGTTTCCACTTTGACTCGATCCAAAACAAGTGCATTTTTGACTTTTTGTGTATGCACCAACACAACTTTCTTTTCAGTGCTGACGGTTATTTCGGTGATCTCAGAAATTGGCCGGAAAAACATCTCGCCAACTACATTAGTTCCATTTATGCCAGGTATGTATTTGTTCAACAATTCCTTGCAAAAATTATCGGGTATCCTGTTGGATTTAAGGATATATGGTTTTATAAACTCGATATCACTAATGCACTCACCATCATAATCATAATGGATCTTACCATTTTGTTTGTGATCACCCATCAACACGATCTTCGCGTCAGGATGTATCATGTGCACGAGTTGCACGAAACAACTTGAATAACAAAATGCCTCATCCAAGAAAATGAGTTTGTAAGCTTCATCGGATCTTAAGAAATTCATGAAGGTGATTGAGTATGGAGTGGTGGAGTGTCTTTGTACATTATTGTCGTTAACAATCGATTTAAAAGGTGCAACGATGACGGTGCATTTCGGGCAACCGTCCCTAATTGCAGTGCAAGTCTTACTACAACCAGCGACACCTATAATGGCGTCGACAGTGAATTCGGACTGCATGCTAGAAGTATAGTCTTTTAATTCCATACCTTCGTTGTCATGCGTTACATGCCTTACGTATGCATCAAATGCTTTATCCACTTTGATCTTGACAGCTGCATTAACCATCTGGTTATAAGGCCGCAATGTGGTGCATCTACATACACCATCTTTCTGTCTCTTAATCTCTGTTTTGTTTTTCTCATTGAGAACGACATTCATGTCAAAAAATTTCTTGTTAATTGCAGTTTTTTCATAGTTCTTCCAAATGGCAACAAATAACTCGGTCGATTGTGGTTCAGTACTCTCAAGCCTGAATTTTTGATGGTAGTAACTTAACTTCGTGAGATGATTAAATAATTTTTCATCATCAACATACGTTGTTTTTGTGATGAACATGGCTCCACAATTATAAGCTCGATGTAATAACATGCAATAATCATCCCAAGGTGTTGCATTATCTAATATCAACAAATCATTACCTGTAATCGGTGTTTTGATCTCGTTGAGTATTGAATATTTCTCGTTAGGTTTGATGTCTTTATAGAGTGTAAAACCACCAGCGCCAGTATAATGACAACCGTAATAATTGGTGGGGGCACCAAGTTGTAAATGTGCCATGCAGAAACCACCAGGCGCCATCGCCAAATCGACGACTCTGGTGTGTTCAAACTCCTCCAATTTTGCGAATTCAAGCAATTCGCTATACTTACCTGTCATCTTCCCTTTTCTTTTTTCAGGCGCAGGTCGGTCATCATCAAGAACCTCCTCGTAGGTAATATCAGCGATTGACGGTTTGCCGACGTAGATGTAACCACCGTGGTTGCAATTACGCGTTTGTGAATAATGGTCAGCACCAACAGCTGCACTGTGACAGACTGTGTATTCATTAAATATACTGTTCATCACTGTCTTAAGACATGACAATTCAATATAATAACTATGGGCAATGATAAACGGTTGATAACCATCACGATCACAAGCTCTTTTTAATTGCAACATTGCATCGTTAAACGTTTTGTGAGCATCGTCTTTCTGTATTGAGATTATGCAACAATGAATTCCATCCTTCTTGAGGATGTGACACGTTCTTGTGTCACCAACTGCTATACCTTTGTAGTAGTTGGGAAAATGTTTAACAAACGCAACATTAACGGCTGTCGAGTCAGCACGTGTATTGTTTGTTATGTTAACGTAACAATATTTTGGATCCAGTTTATGGATGGCGAAATCAGTGATTATCGTGTTGTATTTGCAACAATCACAAATCTCTAAAAGTCTGTAGTGACCATCGCTTAGATCAACACAAACTTTAATCCCATCGACAATGTCAACGGATGCCATCTTCTTCTGGTCTTTAACTGAAAACATGCCATAATGCATGTAAACACTGAAGCCAAATTTGTTTAATAATGTGCAGAGATCATCAGCTGCAAGCCAACTCGCATCAGGGATGGTGTAATCATCCTTAAGATGCTTGACAATGTGGTAGCCGCATCTGCCGTCCCCAGGTGGGTCGTATTTGATGATGTGTTGTTTATCCAAATCTGCATTTATGCTATAGTTCTTCCTATTAGCAACAACGTTAACAACCGGTTTATCATCCTGTTTTTGTGGACTAGGACTATAAACAGGTTTCTTATGAAACATGATAGGGCGGAATGATATACTATTTCGGACTGGATAGACGGCCGAAAAAGTAAAAACAGGTAATTGATAAACCCTGAGATTCATTATAAAACATGGTGATATTGAATCACCATCTTTTTCAAAAAGATCACTAAGCGGGAATATCGCGTTTCTGAGATCGTCCTTAATCTTAGCTATAATGACATTAATTAGCCCTTCATTTGAATTTGTCTTCATATGTTTAAAGATACGTGCCAAATTTCCCGTGCGATTATGTCTTAAAATCGCACCGATGACAAACACCGATTGTTTAATGGTGTTAAAAGTTATTTCATCAATATCGATGCCGTGGTAAACCATCTCAGTGGTGTTACTAGAATTATATCGTATTGAACCACGAATTGCATTGCAATAGGTGGCAAAAGTATCAAATTTAAACATATCATCTTTTAATTGCGCCAACCAACTCAAACATTTGTCGACAAAACTAGAGTCAACAAAGAACCCATGCAATTGTCTGGGATCGGTAACACGAGTGGCAAAATGATGTTTCCTTAACTTGATTATGTCGGGGACAAACACGCGTTTAGTGATAAGAGGTAAATTAATAACTCTTTTGATAATGTCGCCGTAGACTTTATCAACCCGCATAAATCGAATGTGAGTAAATGTTCCGAACGATTTTTTGTGTTCGATAACAATCTCAAAATTCTTGCCTTGTATTTTTGTATACTCAAAATAAGCACGCCAATTTTCATAATTATGTTCATAAATATTAGAGTTGTCATTTAAGGCAAACCTAATTTTATCTTTTGGAGCGCGGTCGAAACCAAATCTTTGTTTGTTCTTTGAGTCGCCAAAGTTATTAGTGGCTGCATCACAGTCGACGAAAGTTGAATAAAAACTTTCATCACCATCCAACCGTATGTCAAGCAATCGGTGTGGTAGGAAAATCCAAAGGTCGAAATAGGACAAACTGTGTGCTTCAAAAATATCAGCAATTTGCTGTAACGTTAGATCGTAAACGTTGATTGCATATGCATAATCTGCTTTATAATTGCAGAATTCGGCACCACTGGTACAATAATTGTGTTTACCTTTGATAAAGTTCGTATAATCAAATTTGGTGGTGTGTTGCATTTGCATCCATGCAGATTCAGCATATCTGGCATGTTCTCTAGCTGTTGTTATTTTTGCACATAAATGATGGTGAGCAGGAGTACGTAATGGATGTCCTCCAATGTCAATACATCTTTCATGCATGTTCGCTTCTTCGATGCATGATTCATATGCAAGCCGGTTCAAAATTGCGGGTACGGGATGTGGATGGTGTTTCAACATCTTTCCCCATGTAATGGGTCTTGGGTACAATAATGTCGAAATATATTTCTCCTCATCTTTATTGAGTAGTAAATTTATTTCGAAAGCATTATCGCATAGGTTTGCAACGCTAGTTTCTTGCAAACCTTGCAAAATTTGCACGGCTCTGTCGTTACTCCCTTTATTTTTAATTAGGGGTGAAACGGTATTTTCTAATTCAAACATTTTAAATAATTTTAATTTGTAATAATTGTAATGTGAAGTTAGTTTAATTATCT